CGTTTCGACAATGACTTTGGGATCAGGCTTCGCAGGGGTAGCGTTAGGTCCTTTAGGATCAGGTAGGATTTGTTCGATGTCCTGGACGTGTATAGACTGAAGGATTCGTTTCTCGACTTCATACAGGTTATAGCCAGGAACTGCGCTTGCTCGCATTGCAATGATCTTTACGCGGTCAAGCTTTTCTTCATCCGAGCTCATTGAGGGGTCGGCTGCGGGAACGATTGAACCTTCAGGCAGAGTGTAATCAGCTTGAAAGATTGTTTGAGAAACATTCAGGGATTCATTGAAGTACTCTTGGCGAGGCTGCAGGAAGATGCGGTTTAGGCGATAGAGTTTACGAAACTCATCACGCATAGCACGATATGTGCGTTTGTAAATCGAGCTAAAGACTCGTTGGCCTTCACGGATCATGTTACGAGAAGTTTCTGCAGGAGTATTCTGACCTGTCGGCACACCGACTTGTGGGTCAGTAGCCATGCCAATGCGCTCACCGTAGTCGATCAGCAGTTTCAACAAGGAGAACACTACCATCGAAGGTTCACGAACCGGCAGCGGGACAATACCTTTACGAAGATCGTCACCTGTGGAGTCTAAACGCTTCCACTCCCAAGGTTTAAAGGAAGTCTCCCCAGAACGAAATTTAACACCGCGACCAAGGAATCCACCAGCAGTATTCGCCACTGTTGCGGCGTCAGTAAGGAGGAGAAGGAGCAATGGGCGCGGGAGAGTAATGTTAGTGAAACTATTGACTTGTCTGTGCAGCGAAATGCTGCCGCGCTAGGACGAGTTCAACAGATAACTATGTTGCTTGATCTTGACTATCTTGAACTGGCCGCAGGCCTTGAATACAGAATGGAAGTTGAAAATGAACCAAGCTAAAATTCGTCCAATCGGAGATCAAGTCTTAATCCTGCCTGACGCTGTGGAAACTGTTACAGCTTCTGGAATTCAGGTGATGACGGACAAAGAACTTGATCGTATTGAACTAGGCCAAACAGAAGGGATGGTGATCGAAATCTCGAAGGACGTCACTGCTGACTTTGCTTGTGGCGACCGGGTGATTTTTGCTAAGTACACTGGTTTGTTGCTGGATGGAGCTGATGGTTTCCGCTATCGGCTGGTTGAAAAGAAAGACATAAAAGGAGTCTTTGAAAATGCTTGATGAGAATGTAGTTGATGACGTCATCGCTGATGACGCCGTAGTTGAAGTTCACAAAAATCCTGAAGCTGAAAAGACCGCTTCTCGTTTTGGCTGGAAGCCTCAGGACGAATGGACTGGTGAGCCTGATGGCTGGGTCGATGCCGAAACATTTTTGAGTCGCGGAAAGGAATATAATGGGTTTTTGCGAAAAGAAAATGATCGTTTGAACAGCCGGCTCTCCGAGGTCGAACGCAGTATGCAGGAGTTTGCCGAACACCACAAAAAAGTCGCGGAGAATGCTTACAAGCAAGCTGTAAAAGACCTGAAGGAGGCTCGTAAAGAAGCTATCCGAACGGGCGACACTGAAGCTCAACTTGAGCTAGAAGAAAAGTTGGAAGAGCTTGGAACTCAACCTCCGGTTGCAGAAACCAAAGCTCCTGAAATATCTGCAGAATCGCGGGCAGCATTTCAAGAATGGACTCAACGTAACTCCTGGTTTGGCCCGAATAAAGAAGCTACCGAATTTGCTAATGACATAGGCTCGGCGCTGATGGGTAAGGTCACCGGAGTTGAATTCTTGAAGCGCGTTGAGCGAGCTGTACGAGCAGAGTTTCCTGACCTTTTTACAAATCCAAATAGAACTAAAGCTGGTGCAGTAGATACCTCCGCGCACGGGAACACAGGGAGTGGTAAGGGTAAAACCTACGGTGATCTACCTGCGGAAGCAAAAGCAGCGTGTGACAAGTTTGTAAAGAACAAATGGACTACCCGCGAACAGTATGTTAAAGAATTCTTTGAGGAGGCATAATCATGGCCCGAGGCGAGACTAGTTTGTTGGAACAATCTACTGCAGAACCTGAAGTGTTGGAAGTTCCGGTTCGGCGTAAGCGCGAATCTCATGGTATGGCTCGTTACCGCTTGTCGGTACCTCAAGGAATCCCAGGCTACTACATTCGCTGGTGTAATGATGATGGTAGGGAAATAGAATGGAGACTTCAAAGCGACTACGCTTTTGTTGAACCCAATGAAGTTGGCTTGAGCGATGTGACAGAATCCAAGGTCAAGCGACTGGTGGGAGTCAAAGAGAATGGTGATCCACTGTTTGCGTTCCTAATGAAGATTCGGAGCGAATGGCGATCTGAGGATGAAAAGGAAGAATCTGAATCTCAAGCTCGAATTGAACAGCAGATCAAAGGTGGTACAATCTCCAACCCTGGCGAAGATACGTCAACTCGATATATCCCCAAGGGTGGAATTTCTCTTAAACATGGAAGGAGTTAAGTTATGGCTAATACCAACGCTCCCTTCGGACTTCGGCCTTCGCATACCATAGATGGTAAGCCTTGGACAGGCCAAACCCGTAGGTGCTATGTCCCATCAACTGATGCACACGCCTATTACATTGGCGACTGTGTGATTAGTGCAGCTGATGGAAGTTTGCTGAACGGCGCAGCGGCTGTTACGCTGGCAACTAAGAGTGGTGCTCGAGGCGTTGCAATTACTACTGGCGATGCAGCCATTCGTGGAGTCGTAGTTGGCTTTGGCTCAGCGCTGTCTACTGGCCAAGGTTCGCAGGCAATTGATAGTGATCCTCGTAACCTGGACATCATGTATGTTCCAGCGACGAAGTCGTATGCGTACTTCTTGTACATCGTCGAAGATCCGATGATGGTCTACGAAGCGCAAACTGACACGATTGCTAACACGGCATTTAACAAGAACTGCGATCTGTATGTAGCGGCTGCACCTACCGCTCCAGCAAACCTGAGCGCTTCTTATGCTCAGGCTTCAACAGGTAATACTGGGGCTGACTATCCCCTTAAGATAGTGGGCGCTCCGAATCGTCAAGATAACGAGCTGGCTAGTCCTGGGACTTATGCCAAGATCTACGTGATGATTAATGATCACGAACTGCGCGCCGGTACTGCTGGCGTCTAACGGGAGAATATATCATGGCAGGTCCTATCCTCACTTCTAGCCACCCCAAAGCTCTTTGGCCTGGAGTAAAAGGCTGGTTTGGTAGGTCGTATGATCAGCACCAGACTGAATACACCGACCTTTTTGAAACAATAACTAGCGATAAACAGTACGAGGAATTCGTGCAGGTTACGCCGTTTGGACTTGTGCCTGAAAAGCAACAGGCTGCGGCAGTGACTTACACGAGTGAAACTCAAGGTCCTGTGACTCGCGCTACGCACGTGCTGTATGCGCTGGGCTACGTTGTGAGCTATGAGGAAATCAAGAATAACCTCTACTCCGAAGTCAGCCAAACTCGTGCAGGCAGCCTTGCCAACGCCTTCCGTCAAACGAAGGAACGGCTTGGTGCTGGTATGTATAACAACGCCTTTTCGGGTAGTTACCTGGGCGCTGACGGCGTGTCGCTGTGCTCGACAGCTCACCCGAATACCAGTGGTGGAACATACTCGAATCGACTGTCAACTGACGCCGCACTCTCTGAGGCTGCGCTGGAGGACATGCTGATTCAGATTATGCAATCTACGGATGACAAAGGCAACTTGATTAATCTGATGCCTAAGTCGCTTCACGTTCCGCCAGCGTTGTGGTTTACTGCTAATCGCATCCTGAAGTCTGTGTACCAGACTAACAGTGCTAACAACGACATCAACGTGATCCAAGCTACGAATGCTTTGCCGATGGGGGTTAAGATGAATCACTATCTGACCTCGAGTACGGCATGGTTCGTTCGCTCCAACGTGCAGAAGGGGATGTACTACATCGAACGCGAATCACTGCAGTTCGACAAAGACAACGACTTCGACACGATGAACGCGAAGGCCAAGGGCTTTGAGTGGTATTCGTTCACTTGGGTTGATGGTGGTCGTGCGGTGTTTGGTAGTGCGGGTGCGTAAGATGAAAGCCAAGAAACCTTACAAACCTGCAGGTCCGATGCTTCCGGGAACTAAAAAGAAGCGTAGTTAACTTCGTAGTTCAATGGGTAAGCGAGGGTGTAATTCCCTCGGGCAGGGCGGTAGCCATTCCGACCCTGTCCCTAAGATAGGAGTATTGAAATGCCGATTACTAATTTTCCTTATGGAGTTTCGTCGTTTGGAGTTCCTGTAATGCCTGGAGCTGGGCCGTGGACAGGCACTCCATTCTTTGTTGATCCAGTTAATGGGTCAGACTCGTTTGATGGTAAGTCACCAACACGAGCATTTGCAACAATCTACAAAGGCCATGATGCTTGTACTGCGGGCAAGAATGATGTAGTGTACCTAATCGGTGATGGTGAGGCTACTAGCACTGCGCGCCTTTCAACAGCACTTGCTGCTAGCGTTGATTCATCGGTAACTGCTGGTACGCTGGTGTGGAGTAAGGACGCTACACACCTGGTTGGTATAACCACTCAGACGGGAAGTCAAAATTGTCACTACCACTGGTCATGTCGTAGAACTGGCGCTGCGTCTGCGCGTACATTGTGTGAGTGGCATCAACAGAGTAACCGAAAACATAGATCGTACCAAACACATCTCCGGGGTCATAATACACTTGGTTTGGAACGCTTGCAGAACTCTTACTTCCAAGTGCATTATATTCTTGACGAGAGATTAGTGTAAGCGGAGTATCAACTCCATTCGAGTCACGAATGAATGTACCCTCAATTAAGCGCAAAGGCTTCAGCGCTGTTACATCATAAGCTGGAACTGCGGTCGGGCCTATGGTGTAGGTAATCTTCGCCGCAGTCAATGGAATTGCTAACTGTGTCGTAACCCAAAGTGGCAGACCCTTCTTTGCCCAACCCTTAATCATTATGTTCAAAGCTTGAGAACAGTTTGTATAGTCCTCGGTAATTGGAGTCTCACCAACTCCTAACGCCCCAAGATTTCTCAACGCTGCTTTAATGATGTCATCTCGTGTTACGGTAAAGGTATTTGTTCCTGTAGTTGCCACGATTCACTCCTTTATGACGATGCTGGGTCGCTCCAGATTTCTAAGTCCTGGGCTTCTTGGGTGTAAACGTCAGTAGCTTCGGGTCGGTCAAGGATAGCTTTCTGTGTATCCGTAACACCCTTAACAAAGTCTTGTGGATGACGAGCATACCAATCACGCTTACATGCCCAGTAACCATCCCAAGTTTTCTTCAATTCATTACTCTTAAACTTCCAACCGCAAATGTCACAAAGGACATTATTTTGAAGTGGTTATTTCGGGGAACTCTAACACCTTCAGGCAGTCGATAAAGAG